GGAGGCGCCGGCGCGCAGCTGCATGCCGGGGAAGTAGTCGCGGCGCATCAGTAGGCCCTCCTCGCCTGGATCGAGCCCGTGGCTCCGGTGACCTGGAGTACTATCTTGCCCTCATGGTTGGGGGTGAGCTGGAGGCCATCGGGGGACATGCTGATCTCGGCGGACGCATTGAACGCCCCCTGGAGCGGGTACCAGCGCTCGGACACCTGTCTCCAGGCGGAGTACTTGCCGACGTCGATGAGGAGCCTCTGGCCGGTCTCCATGACGCCCCTCCAGGTAAGGCTGGTGCCTGAGGTGACGTCCTTGATGGTGACCGTGTTGGCGGTCGGCTTGAGCTTCAGGATGGCGTCGGAGATCGGAGCCGAACCCCCGGCGAGGCGGGACAGGTCATCCAGCTGGGTCTCGATCGTCGTAGTATCACGCCAGACACCCTCAACAGCCTCGAAGATGACCGTCGTGTCGATCGCCCACTCCCCATACCGCCACGACGGCTGGGACACGCTCACGAGCCGCACGAGAGCCTCCCTGGGGCTAACGCCCGCAGGGTGGTACTGGAGGGTGGCCAGCTTGTTTGAGGCGCGCAGACGGGCCATGAGGGCCTGGAAGTTGCGGTCCAGGTCCGCACGGTCTACCCCCTCAACCATAAACGCAACCGTCACCTTAAATGTGCCGACCTTCAGGCCCACCCCGTCAATGATGCCGCTGCGGAACGGGACGTCCGTGGACTCAAGGCGCGGAGAAGGGACCGTGGGGAGGAGGGTCCCCTCCATGACTCGCCACTTCCCCGGCTGGTCCAGGTCAACCCCGTTCAGGGAGTATTCACTGCTCATGCCACCATCCTAGATGCTCGCGGCGAGGCGGATGCCATCGGCCACGTCGTCGCGGGTCTTCGAGTCGCGCTGCGCCTGCGGGTAGTTGTTCACTATCGTCACCGACCCTCCCTGCTGGCGGGACCGCTCGCCCTGGATCGTGGACTTGGCGATCGAGTTGAGGCGGTCCTTCGCGGGCTTCGTCTTCTCGAACGAGGTAGACACGGACGCTGCAATATGCGGGGCCACGTCCTTCTGAAGGTCCTCCGTGAACCCCTGGAGGGACTTACGCACAGCCCCATACTGAGACTCAAGCCCGTTGATGAAGCCCTGCATAACCAGCTGACCAGCATCCTTCAGGATCACGCGGTCAACGGGAGCTGGCCCCTTCCATGACGGGAGATACGAAGTCAGTGACGAGAGCTTGTTCTGGACTGCCGAGAACATGGAGCTGAGGCCGTTAATGAAGCCCTGAATCACGTTCCTACCGGCATTCCATAGCCAGGACCCGGCGCCGGCGAAGACGTTCTGAATGCTGTTGGGAATGTTGCGCACAGTGTTCAGCATGTTATTCGTCCACGACACCACCGTGCTCACAATCCCACTCCACATGGAGGAGGTGATGCTCATGACAGCCGACCAGCCGTTGCTGATGAGGCTGCGGACCCAGCTGATGGCGCTGGAGACCGTGGAGGCGATCGAGTTCCACACGCCCTTGATGGTGTTCCACACGGAGTGCCAGGCCGCGGAGGACATCGACATGATGCTGTTGCCGAAGATACCGAACTGCCCCTTGATGAGGTTCCAGATACCCTCACCGATCGTCTTGATTCCATTCCAGGCCCCAGACCAGTCACCCGTGATGACAGCCATCACGGTCTGGAGGACACCCTTGATGATCTGGATGGCGCCCGTCACCGTAGCCATGATCCCATTCCATGACGCCATCACGAGAGGCATGAGCCACTGCATGACCTTCCCCACCAACTGGATCGCCGGGATCAGGGCGGACGCCAACTGCTGAACCAAAGCAACGATCGGCGGCAGAATCTGCGGCAGGTACTCAGAGATGATCGGAGCCAACTGGGCGATGATCTCAGAGATCACCGGCACCAGCGCCTGGATCACCGGGAGTAGGGCAGCACCCAGCTGCTCAATAACCGGGACGAGGATCGGCACCAGCTGCTGGAAGATCGGAGCCAACCCCTCCACCAGCTGCGCCACCAGGGGGGCGATAGCCTCAAGGAGAGTGCCCGCGACAGTGGCGATAGCGCCGAACGCCTCACCCAGGGCAGGCATAGCGGGAGCGAGCGCCTGCACAGCCACGAGGAGGCTGTTGAAGAAGTTCGCCAGCCCATCCTGGAAGGCCGGATTCTCTAGGGCGGTGGCAATGCCTGTGAGGGCAGTGCGCAGTGTCTCCCCAATGAGGGGGAGGATGACACCCAGGGTGGGCTCGAGCGACACGAACGACTGCCCGAGACGCCCCACGCCCTGGAACGCCGAACTGGCGGCCCGCCCCATGGAGGAGAACAGGTTCGTGATAGTCGCCTGGAACAGGGGGCCATTCACAGCCTTGTTCGCCTTATCCAGTGCGTCAGCAATGGAGTCAATGGGGGCAGCCCCCTTCGCCATGGCGGTGAACAGGCCCCCGACGATCCCGCCCAGGTCGATCGTGATGTCTTTGAGGGTTCCGAACGCCTTCGCGGCCGCACGAATGGACTCCTCCATCTTCCCGGACGCTGCAGCCTTAGACGCCCACTGCTCGAACGAGGCCGCCAGGTTGTTGGCCCACAAGGCAATGCTGGGGAGGAACTTCGCCCCCACCTCACCCATCGTCAGCAGACCGTTCGTGAACGAGGCCGCCCCCGTAGACCCCAACGACAGGGCCTGAGACAGGTAGGTCAGCGACTGCTGGAAGCCAGCAATATGCCCAGTGGCGGCGCCAGCGATGGCAGCTGTCATGGCCCCCAGGTTGGAGGCGATCGACTGGAGTGCCGGAGACAGCTCCTGCAAGGCGATGTTAGCGAAGTCACGGATCGGCTGCGCAGCCTGCTCCCAGTAGGCGCCCGAGATTTGCGTCTGAAGGTTCGTGAACGCGGGACCAAGGTCCTCGAGGACAGTCTTCGCATCCTTCAAAGCGGCAATCAGGACACCAGCCCCAGCTGCGGCGGCACCGAATATACCAGGGAGGGCCAGGAGCGCCGGAGTGGACTTAGCGAGCCCCACAGCCAAGGACGAGAACACACCCAGGCCGGAACCGACCACCGAGATCGCACTACCAATCAAGGTCGACACAGCGCCCATCTTCACCGCAGCCGTATCCAGGTTCTTCAGGAAGTCATTCAGGTTCCTGCCGATCGACTCGAACACGTTACCGCCAGCGAGAGCCTTCAGCTGGGCAGCTACGCGCGCCGCGGACGCCTTGCCGAGGCGCACGTTGATGTCTACCCAACGAGGATGGGTGAGGCGCCGCAGGTCGAAGCGAGCCTTCCCATCATCCAGGTCGGCGTTGATGGTGGCCTTACCGTCGAGCTTGTTCAGCTCGTGCTTGATCTTCTTCTTCTGCTCCTCGGAGAGCTTCGCGTGCACATCAACATCGGCCTTGATGGCCGCGATACGCGCCTTGAGTTCCTTCTCGGCGGCAGGATCAAGCTTGGCTTTGGCGGGTATATCGGCCTTGAGCTTGTTCAGGCGGGCCTGGAACTGACGGAACGACCGCTCGTTCGCCGTCAGGCCAGCCTTGACGTCCCCCGCAGCCGACTCCACTTCCTTCTTGAGCTTAGCTAGATCGCCTGGGCGCGTTGAGAGGCTAATGTTGGTGCGTATATGGTCGAGGCGCTCCTCGAGCTTCTTCTTCTGCTCCTCCGAGAGATTCGCGTTGACCTTAACCTCGGACTTGATCTGCTGAATCTTCTTCCGCAGAGCCTCCAGCTGGCCGTCCTTAAGGTCGACGCCAGCATGAATGTTGGCGTCAGTCTTAGCGACCTGCTCCTGAGCCCTCTTCAGGGACTCCTTGTCCAGTTGTACGTTAGCGTCGAACGTGAGATCAAGGTCCTTGACCTGCTTCTGGATGCGCTTCAGGTCCTTACGGAGCTTACTCGCAAACTGAGAAAGGTCCGGGACGACCTTAACGGAAAGCTTACCAACCGTTCCCTTACCGGCCATCCCGAACCTCTCAACCTATAGCCGCAAACAAGGCGGCAACCCCAGCAGTATCCTGAGACGATACTACCGCAGCAGACCCACTAGAGTTGGGTCGCTCAATCATCTCCGAGTCCTTCAAGACAGCCTTATTGACGGCCGTCCCCTTAATCAGCAGGGCCAGGCGATCCAGGGCCTCCGACAGTCTCTCCGAGTCCCGCGAGTACCCGAACCACTTCTCCCCACCAAGACCCTTAGCCCGATACATAGACCAGGGCTCATGCGGAAGGCGCTCAAGGAGCTGGCTCACGAGGCGCACCCGGTAGTCACCATGGACATCTATCCGGTACAGGACCCAGAAGTCCGCAGCGGCTTCCGGGTGCTCCTCGAAGAACTCATCTAGCCCTTGGCGCCTGCGGCTTCCCCCGCGTAAGCCATGACCAGGTTGATGACGTCCTCAAGGTCGGCCTTGTCGTAGAACGCATCCCATGCGTCGAGGTCCTTGATGAATCCGCCATCCTCCAGGGCGCCCATGACATCAGCGAGAACGAGCAGGAGGTTCACGGAGTCAGCGTTGTCACCCATGAACGGCTCAAGCACAGAGGTGAGGCGCATACGCTTCGACGGGCGCAGAGCATGCGGCGGCACGAACAAGTCATGCCCCTCGATGGATGAGAACTCGGGAAGCTTATCCGCCTTCTTGGTGGCCATGCTGGTTTCCTTCCAGTGGGGTGATGGGGTGTTGGGAGGGGCGCCGCCACACACCCCTACATGGCGGCGCCCCTAGTATATCGGCCGTCAGTTGACGGTGAACTGCTTGCCGTCTGAGGCGGCAACGTTGTTCGTGACGATCACGTTCTGCGCACCCGTATTCACGCCGCGAGGCACGTAGGTGGTGATCTGGGTGGAGGAGTCCTTCTCGAACGTGGCGACCACGTTGCCGAACTTCACCTCTCGGACACCATCGAAGTTGGCTCCGGCGATGACGACCTTCGCGCCGACCGCGCCGGAGGCGGGGGTCAGGGTAGTGATGGTCGGCTTCGCGGTACCGATACCGGTGACGGTGCGAGGCTCGAGCATCTGGACGCGCGTCTTCCCCGAGTTGGGGGACAAGAGCGTGCCAGCGATCTTCACCTCAGTGAAGTTGTCCAGAGACAGGGACGGCATGTTACCGGCCAGGGAGACGCGGCGGAACAGGTACCCGGAGACGATACGGCCGTCCTCGACGACAACGAGGATGGCGCGCTCACTGGAGGCATCCAGCTCGATGTCCCAGGCGCGCTTGGTGGCGTCGTAGGTGGAGCCAGGGAACGCCACCTTCATGACGTCCTCGCCGAGGTTGACGGCGTTGATGGTGACCTTGTTGGTGACGTCCTCGCGGGTGGAGCGGACGCCCTGGCGGTCCCAGGTCCGCTTCGTGGAGGTGTCTCCACCGTCGGACTCGAACTCAATCAGGTTCTCACTGGAGGTGTCGCCCAGCCAGGTCCAGCCGTTCGCCTCCAGGGTGGTGCCGTCACCGAAGGTGTAGCCGTCAAGGTTGGGGGCCTCCGCGTCAGGGGCAGCGTAGTAGACGTGCCCACGGCCCGCGATCTGAATCTTACTGTTTCCGAGGTTAGCCATCAGGCTCCCTTCCTGGCCGTCACCTGAAGGGACGAAACCATGTTGATGTAGTCGGCAGTGGTTCCCATGTCCGTTTCCGGCGTGGGCAGCTGGGTCCACTCAAGGTAAGTGGCCCAGCCTTCGGAGGTCACCATTCCTGACCTCCAAGCTTTCTCAATGGCCTGCACGAGCGCGTCAGAGGCGTCAGACACCTCATCCCCATCAGGCCCAGTCATGTACAGGCGTGCCCTGATCTGGGTGGCGGCGAACGTCGGCCCAGACGGGTGGACACGCGAGATTGTCATCTGAACTCGGCACACGAGCTCATTCATCGGGTCATCCACGTCACCGTGGGTGCGCCATACGATCCGAGAGAGGATCGGCCACTCAGCGGCGCCAGCGGCGGCAGCATCCTGCACGTACCGGTAGATGAACGGAAGAGGATTCACGTAAGCCACTAGAACCCCCCATGTGCGCTTACGACACTACGCATAATATAAGTGCCAGGAACCCACGTGCGATAGCGGGCCCCTTGGCGGCCCGAGCGACGCCCCTGGGCATCCTGATACACGTAGTGCCCGAACTCCAGGGCGGCGTCATGGTCAGTGGAGGGGGAGATGGTCCAGTCAACCTTCCCCTGCTTCAGGCTGAAGGATGCAACCTGCTCTCCGGTCTGCATGTGCGCCGCAGCGGAAGCCTCAATCTCTGCGAACACCTTCGCGGCGGCGGCAGCGAACTCAGGCTGACGCGCCACCACGGCAGCAATGTCCTCGTGAACAGCCTCGTTATCGTAGACCTCGATCATCGGGACTCCGTTCCGAGCGTGTCACAACGCACAGACCAGTGGCGAGTCATCGGGGAGGCATCATAGGTGAGCGGCTCACCGGCCTGCTGGAACGTCTTCCCAACCAGCGACTCGGGACCCTTGATGATCTTCACCCACGAGTGCGGACCACCCGGCCACTTCCTGCCAGTGCCGAACACCTTCAGTGTAGTCTCATCCGTGAGGTCACCGCGAATGACGCGGTTCTCGGTAGCCTTCAGGGCGTTACCTGCGGACGGCTGCACCAGCACCTTGTCGACCACGAAGGTCTCCCCCCGCTCGAACCGGCGCCCAGTGCGGCCCTCCTTGACGACAGCGAGCGTCACCTCAACCACATGGGGGCCATTCTCCAGGTAGCGCCCACGGCGGGGCCGGAACCCTACCACAGTGTCACCTCGTCCTCGTCATACACGGGGTGATCCCCAGCAAAGTCCAGGACTGAGGGGCCGCGCAGGTACGTGGGGTCAACCGTCAGAGGCCCCTCCAGGGCGCCCAGGAGGCGCGTGCGCCGCGCATACCCGTCCATCTCGGCCCCAACCACACCCCAGCCGGAGGTGCCAGACTGAAGGGCCTGCCAGTCACGATCGGTGATCTCCAGGATGCCGGACGCGACCGCCTGATTCACCGAGTAGGTGTAGGTGCCCTCGGTCTCGTACTTGTAGAGTCCGCCGCCAGGGGCCCTGAGGACACGGGAGACCGACTCGGCCTCCACCATCCGCATGATGATAGAGAAGCTGTAGTCGACGCGACACCGGTTCACAGCGTCAGGCATACGCGACAGAATCAGGGCCTCAGCCCTATCCAGAAGAGCCTGTACCCAGACCTTCTCATCATCCTCCAGGTACCGCATAAGCGACCCCTGAACATCATCCAGCGTTGCTACCGTCACTTCTCCACCTCCTCAGGGAACCAGGCCACGGGGTGGCCGCCAACCAAAACGCCGACGGCCACCACCCGGGGTCACTTGCTGGTGATCTTCACGAACGCGCGCGGGTCACGCAGGACCCAACCGAACTGGGCCTCAGCGAGGATCGCACCCATGTTGCGGTCGAAGAGGTCAACACCACCGGCGCGCTCGGTCGCCTTACGGTAGGTGATGGTCTCAACGAAGCCGAGACGCAGGGCATCCTTGAAGTCTCCACCAATACCGAGAAGCTTCGCGGCCGGGGTTTTGGCCCTCTCGTAGCCGGAGACGGCGCGAGAGTAGGTAGCCGGGACACCCAGGACGGTGCCGAACTTCGCGGTGATGTCGGGGGCCTGCTGGTAGAGCGGGCGACCCTGAGCATCCAGGGCGTTCACCAGGTTGCTGCGGAACTTCGGGGCCAGGAGGAAGTGGTCGAACCCAAACTCAGCCTCGTCAGCGTCATCCAGCACAACCTTGTCGTAGGCTGCGGACAGCTGCTTGGTGAAGTAGCCGGTAGCGGTCGAAGCCAGGTCCAGCTCCTGCACCTTCGTGGTAGAGGTCAGGGCCTCCTTCCCGGTGATAGCAGTACCGGTGTTCGCGTCAATGCCGTGAATGACGGCAGTGTCAATAGCGCGAGCAATAGCCTCACCGAGGGCGCGCTGAATACGCGAGTACTCGCCGAGCGGGTCAGCCTTGGCGGTCTCCTCCGAGTAGAGGATCATCACAGCGGCCTTGACGGGAGTGACGGTCTTAACCTTGCTGGACAGGGTGGCGACCGGCTTCAGGCCACCCTCCTGCACGATACCAGCGGTAGGCTGACCGACCGGGATCGGGATGGCGGTACCGTTGATGGAGACCGGGACGCTACCGGCGAGGGACTGGACGACAGAGCCGTTCATGGCGTTGTCCCAGATGCCCTTTACGACGGTCTTGGGAAACGCGGCCTCATTCCCGGAGTTAGCGCCGAGAATCTTGGATACGGTCTCGATCTTGGTTTCGTTGTCGGGGTTGTACGCAGGTGCAGGCATTAGCCCTCCTTACTGGTCTGCGAGACCGAAGAACCCGAGCGCCTCGCTCAGTCCGTCATCCTCGGTCTCAAGGTCTGCATCCACCGCAGGGTCGCGGGGGACTGAAGGCGCGGGGGCAGCGTCTGCCTGCTCGCGCAGCGTGGCGAGGGCGTCTACCTGCTCCTGCCACGAGTCTTTGTCGCCGGTGAGGAATGAGGCGAAGCGGGCCGGAATGTTGGCCTTGGAGAGGAGACTCTCCTTCTCGGAGAGTTCGGCGGCGGCGCGCTCGGCGGCCTCCTTCGCCTCCAGCTTCTCGGTGAGTGCGGCCAGCTGGGCGCGCAGCTCGCTCACCTCATCCTGAGTAGTCTCCGCATCATCCTTCGGCGCTTCCTCCGCAGGAGTCTCCTCGTCCTTCGCAGGAGCCTCAACGGGGGCCTCCTCAGTATGCTCGATGGGGTAGTCGGTGGTTGAGATAGGTCCGTCAGTCTCTTCAACGACGGAGGGCTCAGGCGCGGGGGTGTCGCTCATTTGCGCTCCTTCAGCTTCTCCCGGAAGTACTTGTCCATTGCGCGCCTAGCATCCTCCCCGTGGAGGTCTTGGTCGCGCACAACCTCATTGTACACACGTTCGAATCCGACCTGCTGCTCCTTCCCCTCCCAGTGCTTGGAAGTGAAAACCGGAACACACGTGCAAAAACATCGATCGTGGTACCTGTCAGCCCGAATGCCCGCCGACTCGGACGACTTATAGACAGGGCCGCGAGAGGCGAGCATCGCGCAGAAACCGCAGGGGCCATTCTTGTTGGGATGTGTCACACGGGCGAAAGCGAATGGGCGTGCGATCAACTCGCCACGGGAATTGCGGCGGTACTTGTCAGGCACGTCGGAGAACACCTTCATGCCGCGGTGCCGCTCCTTAACGAGCTCCTCCTCATCCAGGGTGCGCACAGCCTCCTCGATCCGGTCGGCGACCTTCTCGAACGCCTCCTCGAGAGTCATGCGCGGACGGCGACGGGCCTCGACCTTCTCGACGTCCTCGACGATCGCCTTCTGGGCGCGCTCAGAGAACTCCTCCAGGTCTTTCGCCAAGTCATCCAGGGCACCCTCAATGAGGTCAATGGAGGATGGCGCGGTATCGGTAGCGTCAGCCACTGTTCGACGGGCAGCAGCCAGCACATGCCCCTCCAGAGTGCGCTCCAAGCGCCTCATCCCCTCAGGGGAATCCAGCGCCCCCTGCACGTCACGGATGGTGCGATCGATGGTCTTAGGGCTATAGCCCGGCTGGGGTGGCACCCACGACTCGGGAACCCCCGCCTTGCGGGCCTGGCCACGCAGGAACAGGGCGGCGGCCGACCATGCTTGCTTACGGGCCTGCCACATGATCGGCGTCAGCAGTTCCCCCACATGCTCCCTAGGGGGAGGCTCAGGAAGGTTCTCCAGGGGGCGCAGAGTATCCTCAACGCGGCGCCTGAACAGCATGACGATGCTGCGCAGGATGCTGTAGAACAGGGCCTCACTCACCCTCGGGGGCCTCCTCCTGATCCTCGGGGACCTCAGGGGCCTCCGGCATGTCCACGCCCGCCTGGGCGTCCATCTTCTCCTCGCGAGCCTTCTCGCGGCGCAGCTGCTCCGGGGTGAGGTGCAGGAACTCGCGGGCCGTCTCGTCCCCGATAATCCCCTGACTGTGGGCCTGGAGGGCATTAGCCATCTGCGCGGAGGTCGAGGGGGCGGCGGCGTCACGCCACGTCACCTCAAGGGCCTCCAGCCCATCCAGGGGCATCCCGTTCGCCTGAGCGACGATCCGACCGACACGCTCGAGGGCGTCACTGAACTGGCGCTGCTTGTTCTCCGCGCGGGCGATCAGGCGGTCCTTCGCCACACGCAGGGCCTCAGCGCTGGTGGGGTTGTTGTCCGAGGAGACACCCATCATCGACGGGGGAATGCCCGTCATGGCGGACAGCTGGAGAGCGTAAGACCGGTACGTGTTGATGAACGGGTCCAGTGCCATTCCGGTGAGCTGCTTCACGTCACCGCCGGAGGGGATGGCGATCAGGTTACCCATGTACGCCTGCATCTTGTCCGGGTGCTGCGCCAGCATCTCCGCCGCCCCATCACCCACGACGGCACGCATAGGGGAGGAGGCAACCTCCTGCGCCACCTGAAGGTTCGTCAACGTCCTCGAGGCGGCGTCAATGACTGAGGTGAGCTCACGCAGGTCAGAGCGACCATACTTGTCAGACAGGCGAGCCCGATTGAACATGGGGACGATCGACGCACCCCACTGGTCCTCGCGCCCCTGGCCGACGCTCTTCCAGTCGTACTTGCCTTTGACGTAGAACTCCACACCATCGGGCGTGTAGTAGGTGGCACCCACATTCCCGTCATCTCGGCGGTAGAGGACCACGCCCTCGACGACCTCGCCGCGGAAGTTGATGCGCACGCGGGCGTGCTTAGCGTCCACCGCGCGGATGGAAGCGAACTCATGCTCATCATCCGGTGGGGCAATCACCCAATAAGCGGCACCAGCACTAATGGCCTCAGTAGCAGCCAGGTTGAACTGGGAATCCATGTCGTTCGCCTGCCACGTCTTCCGCAGCAGCTCCACCACGCCCAGCTTGTCGTCATCGGCAACGCGGTACCCGTCGGGGATCAGAATCTCCGTGAGCACATCCACGGCCATCTTGGCGAACGGGGCCTGAATCTCCAGGACCCGGGCCTTCGCGGGGAGGCTGATGCCCACCGCGTCAAGGCGCCGCTTCCCCTCATAGTAGCCCTCATAGGTGATAGGGCGGTAGGCGCCGGACGAGAACTTGTCGATCATCTTCTGGAAGCTCACATGAACACCTTCCACTCACCACGAGGAGCAGTGAGATCGGCCCACTCCTTCGAGTTCTTCACGTGTCTGTACAGCATTCTAGCGCCGATCATGCACACAGCCAGGTCGATCTTCTTGCTGGACTTGGGGGATTCCTTCTTCACTGACCAGCGGCCCTTGAACTCGTTCACGCGACAGTTCGACACATGCTCACCCAGAGCCGAGTCGCCGTCATGGGTGAATGTCTGCTGCTGAATCTCCGTGAATGCCGTCTCCGCCGCCTCGGCGAACTGGTATGCGTGCGACCGCATGTCCCAGGCGATAGGAGACGCAGACATGCCACCGCGGACAGCTGGGACGATCAGGCGGTCACCGAACTCCTCCGGCCAGGCGGTGCGCGTGAACGACTCCCACTCGCGGACGTCAGCCCAGAACGCGACCACATTGTACGTGTCGAACGCCTTCCTGACCCCCGCATCCACGGCGGCCACATTCACCACGCCGAGCGGCTTCTCCGGCTTCCAGTGCCCAATCTTGAAGATGTGGCCGTCCTCCATGCAGCACCCCACGAGGGCTGTGTGGTCGTTGGACTTGGAGCCGTCGAAGAACATGACGATCCGCTCCCCAGGCTCCACCTTCCGGTCAGGCTTACGGAGCTGTGTCCACTCCTCCAGGGTGATCCATGACGCCTCCGCAGCGTTCGGGCGGTTCAGGAAGAAGCGGATCGACCGCGACTCGGGGTACTCGGGGGACCAAATCTGCTCCTTGATGGAGTCGAGGTTCACCCACGGGCAGTCCTCGTACACGTACTGGAGGGCCTCCGTGAGCCCAACCTGCCCCTCCTCGGGCTCATCCGTCAGGACCGTGTTCGGGGGAGCAATACGCGCATCGTAGAGGATCTTCGTTTTACCTCGGGTGAGACCGTCCTCCTGATCGCACCACGCCTCAAAGATCGCCTCAGCCGACGACTGCTCGCCCGGCACCCACGCGTTGCAGGTACCCATGAAGCGCCCACCCATCTTCGCGGCGTTCTGCTGAATCGTCTCCAGCATGGCTGGGCCACCCTGTGCGGGGAGCCAGTGCTCGAGCTCATCCCCCACAACGAAGGACACCTCACCACCCTCCATGGAGTGCGCAGAGGACGTCATCTGCTGAAGCTTCCCCCCGCCAGGAGTCTCAATGAACGTCTTCGCTACCTCGAGGTCATACTTTCGGGCGAGCGCCCCCTTCTTCTGACAGAACGCCCTGACCATTCGGATGGTATTGGCGGTTTGGCTTTCTGAGGTTGCCACAATCTGCACCAGCGGCATACTCATAGGCTTCGCACGCACCCCAAACGGCTCGTGGCGATCGAAGCCGTCGAACCGGCAAGGTCCGAGGAGTTCGAACAGGCAGAGTGCGGCGGCGAAGGGGGAATTGTGGGTCACCACCATACTCTCCTCCATCAGATACAGGCCGTCCTCAGCCGCCACAGTGATACAACGGGCATCCACCGATGCTACCCTGCGCACATCCTTAATGACGCGCGGGATCGGCTTCCTGCGCTGCTCCTGCACACGCTCCGCGCGGCGGGGAAGAGTCACCAGGTTCTGGTGTTTGTGGGGCTTGAAGTTGAGCCTGTAGCGGGGGCCGGTAACGCGACCGTAGAGCTTTGCTTCTGACTCGCGGACGTTTACCTTCACGCCCATGGAGCGGAGTAGGAACGCCATGCCGTCCGCGATCTGCTTACGTACCTGGCAGTACTCGGCAGCACCATTCTTCTGAACGTAGCCGTCAGAGTCCATGAGCCCCTGAATCAAGGCCCGTCGCTGCTCGATGCTGGCATACAGGTAGACCTCCGGGATGTGTTTGTCATCCAGTACGCCAGCCCTACGGAGATCGGCAGACAGCTTCAGGATGCCGACGCTACGGCCTCGGCCACCTTCTGTCTTGGCGCGAACTGCTCCAATCTCATACCCGGCGGCACGCATGCGCGACCTGATATGTGGAAGGTCGTCCACGTCGCAGGTAATTTGACCATTCCCGGTGGAGCCATCGCCGAGCCAGTAGCCGAGAACCCACGGATCGACCGGAAGGTCACGTTCAGGGAATTCCAGGGGCTCGGTCTCAGGGAGGGCAAACTTGCCCACGCCAGCCTTGGTGGCCTTCGTGGAACCCTTGGTGAGTGGGTGCTCAAACACTAGCCCCTCGCGAGCCATGGCGCGCACGTCGAGAGTGCGCCGCTTGCGCCTGCGGGAGCCAACGAACTCCTCGACGGTAAACAAGTGCTCCCCCGATGTGGTCAGCACGGTCCCGTCAGAGATTTCCACTTCCCAGGTGTCCCACTGCCCTACGGGGTGCAGCTGCGTGACGCGAGTCGGCTCTCCGGAGGGATGGAACACGTAGTCTCCTTCACGCAGAGTGCCTATCGTCTTCCATCCATCC